CATAATTATTATATCATAACAACATAATATTTGCAACAAATTTAATCAATCTGTGTTATAATACTCAAAAAACTTTTTTTAATACATTTTTATTTACAATTATGAAATCCATCAATAGCAGAGCAAAAGGGCAACGAGCCGAGCGTGAAATCGCTAACATTCTTAACAACATAATCGCCGAACAATGTGCTTTATTTAACACTACTCCGCCGGTTATGCCTTACGTCCAACGCAATCAAAATCAATCCGCAGTCGGCGGTGCTGACCTGATTAACACCTTTGATTTTGCTATTGAAATTAAAAATTGCCAAACTTTACAAATCAAAAAATGGTGGCAACAAGCAGTCTCACAAGCCGAAAAAATCAACAAAACCCCTATTTTACTTTTCCGGCAAAATAGAAAAGGTTGGCACTTCACTCAAAACGGCGTGGATATCTTGCCGCTTGATGATTTCTTATTACTTTTTGCTGATACTGCTTACGATTATATATACAATGAATTATGGTAAATAATATGAATGATGATTTTATGCTTACAGACGCCACTGAAACAAAACGCACCGGCGATTATAAAGGTTCTATTCCACGCCTTTCTAACGCCGAGTGGAATAAAGTGAAAGAATTGTGGGAAAGCACTCCACTAAATGGCTTTCAGTGGGTCGTTAATGATTTGCAGTTGCCATTAAGTGCAACCGCCGTGCGAAAACGAGCGAATAAAGAAAAATGGGAAAAACGAACGAGCCTGAAAAAAATCGGCGAAAACGCAAACATAAAGGCTGATTTGGTTCTCGCAAAGAACCAAAAAGGAACGACAGATACTAATGGCTTTAATCCAGAACTCGCAGAAAATACACGAGCCGATATTATTGCTATTCACCGACAAGAATGGGCGGAACTTCGCAAACAACATCAAATCGGTGGCGAAAATGAAACCGCCAAACGCTGCTTAAAATTAGACGCCGACATCTTAAAAATCCGGCAAGAAATGGAACGCAAAGCGTGGGGATTAGATTTTGAAAATTTAGAAACTCCGGTCGCTCCGCCAACTATTCAAATTTTCGGTGTATGAAAATAGAAGTCCCTTTAAAATTATTAAAAGCATTCACAGCACCTCGTGGAACGTTACGCACTCGTTGCTTTAAAGGGGGGCGTGGCAGTGGCAAGTCGCAAGGCGTGGCTATAATGTCGTTGGCGTGGGGAATGTGTGAGCCGTTGCGAATTTTATGTGCTCGGCAATTTCAAAACTCAATCGCCGAAAGTTTTTACAGCGAATTAAAAAATGCAATTTATAGATATAAACAATTTGAAAATTTCTATGAAGTAAAAAATAATTATATTCGTGGAAAAAACGGCACTTATTATTTTTTTAAAGGATTACAACATAATATCGGCTCAATAAAATCAATTTCCGGTGTAGATATTGCAATTTTAGAAGAAGCCGAAGACATAAGCGAAGAAGCGTGGGTTGCATTAGAGCCAACAATAAGAAAGCCAAAAAGTGAAATCTGGGCGATTTGGAATCCGAGAATGGAGGGCTCACCAGTAGATAAAAGGTTCGTGCAAAAAACACCGCCGAAGTCAATCCTCGTGGAATTAAATTATAATGATAATCCGTTCTTTCCGGAAGTTTTAGAAACAAAACGAGCATTTGACGAACAAACATTAGACGGCGGAACTTACGCTCACATTTGGCTCGGTGATTATTTACGCAACTCGGCAACGCAAGTATTAGCGAATAAATGGAAAATTAAAGAATTCAGTGATATTGAATTAAAAGATTTGTTTGGCTTTCCGTATTTTGGTGCCGACTTTGGCTTTGCCGAAGATCCATCCACTTTGATAAAATGTTATGTATCAAAAGATAAAAAAATATTGTATATACATAAAGAAGCGTGGGGACTGCACGTAGAAATAGAAGAAATGCCAAAGTTTTATGATAAAATTTCGGAAAGTCGGCAATTTATAATACGAGCAGACGCCGCACGTCCGGAAACGATTTCACACATTAAAAATAAAGGCTTTAGAATAGAAGCCGCTCCGAAGTGGCAAGGTAGCGTTGAAGACGGAATTGCAGTATTAAGAGCGTTTGATACTATTTTCGTTAATCCAAATTGTTTAAAAACGATAGAAGAATGCAGATTATATTCTTATAAAGTAGATAGATTAACCGGCGATATTTTGCCAGTAGTTGTAGATAAATTTAATCATTGCATAGACGCAATTCGTTACGCACTTGCACCGCTTATTAAACGCCGTTCTAAAAATTGGTTTGATTATTAAAAGGGAAATTTTTATGAATATATTTGATTTCTTTCGTGGAGATAAAGAAAAAGAAAGCGAAAAAATTACTGAAAAAAAAGAAAATAAAACTATACCTGTATTTTCCACGCACATTTTGCAACCGCCGGAATATCATCCGGAGTATTCAATACAAAAACAAATCGCATTAGATAGCGATAGCTGTGCTTGTTATGAAAGTTGCGTCCCCAAAGTTGCGATGATGGCAGACAGTAGAATTCCGCCAGCATTATTTAATTGGTATGCAAGTCAAGGTTTTATCGGTTATCAAACCTGTGCCATTATGGCTCAAAATTGGCTAATAAGCAAAGCGTGTAGAATGCCAGCCGAAGACGCCGTCCGTCCGGGCTGGAAAATCACGTCCGCCGACGGCGATCAAGAACTTTCCGCTGACCTTTTGCAACGCTTAAAAGAAAGTGACAGATATTACAAAATACACAAAAATCTCGTGGAAATGGAATTTTTTAAGCGAGTTTTTGGAATAAGATTATTAAAATTCGTTGTAGAAAGCGACGATCCGGATTTTTATGAAAAGCCCTTTAATATAGATGGCGTTGAACCTTATTCTTATCGTGGAATAAGTCAAATAGATCCGTATTGGGTGACGCCGGAATTAACAATGGCAAATATGTCGCCGGATAGTTTGACCTTTTATGAACCGCAATATTGGCGAGTAGGCGGAAAGCGAATTCACAAATCGCATTTATGGATTTCTCGTGGAGATGAAGTTGCAGATATTTTAAAACCATCTTATTTATACGGCGGAGTGCCGGTCGTTCAACAAATCTTTGAACGAGTTTATGCAGCCGAACGCACGGCAAACGAAGCACCGATTTTAACAATGACAAAACGCTTAAATATTCAAAAAGCCGACTTGGATATGATAGCTCAAGACCCCGCTCGTTTTTTCAAACGCTTACAAGAACAAACCGAATTGCGTGATAATCTCGGCATTAAAGTAATTGGATTAGAAGAAGAGTATATACAACACGATACGCAACTAATGGATTTAGATTCGGTGATTATGACGCAATATCAATTAGTAGCAGCAATTGCACGAGTTCCGGCAACTCGCTTACTCGGCACATCACCGAAAGGTTTTAACTCAACTGGCGAGCACGAATTAAAAACTTATCACGAGTTTTTAAGTTCTATTCAAGAAGGCGATATGCACGATATTTTACGAGAGCATTATCGCCGAGTATTAAAATCTGATTTTCCGAACTATAATGGTGCTGTTGATATTATTTGGAATCCGATAGATAAACCGAGCGGTGAGGAATTGGCAACTTTGAATTCAACAAAAGCACAATATTATTCAACATTGGCTCAAACCGGAGCCATAGACGGACAAGATATAAGAAGCGTATTAGTAGGTGATCCAGATAGTGGCTTTAATGATATAAGTGAAGAATTACCGGAAGATTTAACAAACGAACAATTTTTAAACGAGTTTAATAATGCAGACAATTCATTATCCCCTGCCGACGCAAATGCGATTTTCTCGCAAAATTCAAACGCTAATAATGAAAATGCGAAAGGATTTAATCCACCAGCTCAGCAAAATTTACCAATCCCCGAAAGCGAATAAATTTTTTGCAAGGGATGAGTTAAATTTTTCCGACGAAGTGAAGAAGTTTTTTAAACGCTTTGAAAGCGAGTGGAATAAAAATTTTTCAATATTTGGAATACAGGCGGTGGAACAAATGATAAAAGAAGCAAACCGAGAAGCCGACTTAAAATTAAATGCAGTTTTTCAAGATGCTAAAAATGCCGGAATAGAAGTAAATTTCAAAATAGGAGCGATGCCGCAAAGTGTGAAGAATGTTTTATACGCTTCAACTGCGGAAGCGGCGGCGTTAATCAAAAGTATTCCGCAACAATATTTGCAACGAGTTCAGGGCGAAGTTTATCGCAGTATAACATCAAATAAAGGTTCGTGGAGTGCGTTAGTAAAAGAAATAGAACATTTAGGAGCGTTAAGTCGGCGTCGTGCGATAGGAATAGCAAAAGATCAGACAAAGAAATCTTTTTCCGCTTTGAATTTGGCAAAAGCCAAAGTAAATGGAATTAAAAAAGGGATTTGGATACATAGTGGCTCACCAAAACATCCACGCATAAAACATAAAAATTTCAGCGGTCAAGTTTTTGACTTGGATAAAGGAGCACCGATTGGCGATAAAGGGCAATATGTATTCCCAGCCGAAGAACCTTTTTGTAGTTGTATTTGGAAACCTGTATTAACTTTTTAAAACTTATGAAATTACTTCACAAAGCACCTTTGCCTTTTCTCGGGCAAAAAAGGAATTGGATTAGATATTTGCCTTTATTTTTCCAACAAAATTTATTAAATAATTTTAATCCTAACGATTATATCTTTTTAGATATGTTTGGCGGTAGTGGTTTGCTTTCTCACAATTTAAAATTACTAATGCCGACTGCCGAAGTTGTTTATAATGATTATGATTATTACACGAGATTTTTTTCGGAAGAAAGTTTAAATGTAATGAAAAACTTACACTCCGATTTAATAAATATTGCAGGAGACCAAATACGAATAAATGGTGCTGTTCAAAAAATACCTGTTGATAAAGGCGAAAAAGTTGTAAAAGTTATAAATGATTATGTAGATAAATATAACGATTTAATAAATTTTAGACAATTAGGAAGTTGGCTCTTATTTTCAGCTCAAGCATTTGAAAAGATAAAAGGTTTTTATTCTAATAATTTATATAATCGTATTTCAAAACAATTTCCGGATGTAAGTAATGATTATTTAAAAGGGCTGACAATAGAACATTTAGATTTTAGAGAACTATATCAAAAATATTCCACGAGAAATAAAAAATTATTTTTGATTTGCGACCCACCTTATATTGCTACTGATAGTGGAAATTATAGAGATTGGTTTGTTTTAAAAGATTTTTTAGAGTTAATGGATATTTGTGAAAAAGAAACTTTTATTATGTTTAGTAG